GGGTCAATACTAGAAATAGTAATATTTCCTGCGGGGGCGTTTGCACCACTAATATCTGTCCATGTGTTGTTATCAAGGGAATATTGAATAACATTATTGGTATTTTGTTTTATATAAACAAAACCATTATTTGTAATAGTGTCACGGGAATAATCATTACGAAACGTGAATTGATTAAAATTATAATTAAACGAATTACCAGAAACATCTGTTTTAGAAACAAACACTTTGGTAGTATAAGTTGTTTTTGAGACAAATTTATCTGAAAATTTTAAATTTCCGAAAGATGGGTCTAACGTAACAATATTACTATAACCTGTTGGATTCGCATTATTTACTGAAAGCAAACTGTATCTATAATTCCCAGAGGCATCTGTAAATAACCCTCTAGAACTATTATAGGATAAATCAGTATTAATAATTACATTACTAGGATCATAAATGGGTGAATTGAAACTAGACAAAAGGTATGGAGTATTAGTACTTGAATTTATCTTAAACCATGTATTCGCAGGATTATTTGTATATAAATCTGTTGGAGTATTTAATAAACGAAGATTCGCAGAAGCATCTTTCCAACCACCGCTACTAGCAGTACTATAATTGTTTGATATATCAACGTATGTATAACGATTTACGCCAGAACCTACGGTTTTAAGGGCTTTTACATAAGTAGAAGGTAAAATACCCGTTAGGTTTTGACTGTTAATTTTATTAGTACTGGAATCCCAAAAATTCAAATTATTAAAAGATGCATCTGAAATATTAGAGCTATAATTGGGGTCATTTAAAGTATAGCAGTTTTTAATTTTTAAAGTAAAAGAACCACTTGTGCCGTCATATGTAGTATTGGATCTTCCCCCTAAAATAGCACCACTATCACTACCGTAAGTAATAGTTCCTGTCGAATAACAGTTTGATATATCTATTATTTGATTTAAAGTAAAATTAGATGTGTTATTATAACCAGCGTCCGAACCCATAATGCCACCACAACTTGTTCCATTTATAGTTCCAAGATTATAACAATTTGAAATATAAATTTTACCATTATAACCAGAATATGGACCGCAAATGCCACCAGAACCCGTGCTTGCTGCTAAAATGTTTCCATAATTGAAACAATTTATAATATTGATACTACCACCATTTATTGCTGCACGGTGTCCTACTATGCCTCCGCAATAATTAGTAAAAATATTTCCAAAATTAGTACAATTAATAACGTTTACGGGATTTAACAATGTGTTATTTGTGCCGTCACCAGAACCAGCATATGGAGCAACTATGCCAGAGACAAACCCATTATTAAAATATATTGGTCCGTAATTGGAACAATTTTTAATTATAAAAACTCCCTTATTTATTTTTGAATTTGTAAGCGTTCCACATGTTCCACATATACCGGCACAACCATCACCATCAATAAATCCTCTATTAATACACCCATCAATAATAATAGTTCCCATTAAATGATCCGAATCAATATATCCAAATATACCATAACTACTAATAGCATAATTGGAACCGTTATTTTCACAATTTGTTATTCTTAAGATACTATTAGCAGGCGTAGCTGCGTTATTGGCACATATTCCTGCATTGCCAGAAACACCATTATTATTAAAATAGCCTGAATTTGTGCAACCAGAAATATCCAAAACGCCAACTAAACATGCAAAAGGTCCGCATATTCCCCCACTATTGTTAACAGTTCCATTAAAAACAATAAGCGAATTGTTTTTACAATTTTGGATCAATACGTTACCAGTTGAATGAGCACAGTAAGATCCAACAATACCTCCACAATTCAAAGCTATAATCTGGCCTGTATTTATACAATTACTAATTATACCATACCCACCTTGACAAAAATAAGAACCAACTATACCACCTGTATTGTTAGCACCAATATACGCAGCAGAATTTGTACAATTTTCTACTTTAATAAAGACGTTAGTCCCTAGTGACGGACTATTAGTTGTAAAATTATAAGGATTTATATTTCTTCCGAAATATGAAGATAATAAATTGCCACAATCACTTGCTATTGTCGTCGTTCCTGAAGTATTCGTAATAAAATTTTTAATAGTAATTCCAGAAAACCCCTTTGTGGCTGATGTTCCATTTCTAAACAACCCACCATAAGACGACAAATTCTCTAATTCAAATGTATTTCCACAACCGTCGAAAGTAATATTATTTGACCTTATATTAAAGAAAAACCCTGTGTTGGCAATTCTATAATTTAAATTATTTAAAGTTCTAGGAACAAACGTTACATTCATTGTTCTATTAGTTGTAGAATTATTAGAAAAATCAAAACTTGTTGCAGGCGCAACGCTAATGGCAGTCCAATTATTGCCATCAAAACTATAAAACCACCCCAAACCAGTGCCGTTACCGTTATAACCAATCTGAACGTTTAGACTAGCATCATTTCCTGTAATAATAGTTGCCAATGTAGAAGTATAATTAGAGATATTGTTAGTAAAATAAACTTTTTGAATATCTTCATTTGTATTTTCCATTATCCAATTTCCGCCATTCTCTAAATTACCCGTTTCATCACTAGAACCACCAACAACAACATTTGTATTTTTATTTAATAAATCATAATATTTAACCCAATTCTCATGGTTTAAACTGTTACATTGTAAAAAATCAATATTCTTAACTGTAAAATCAGTAATTATCTTTAATAAAAATTGAACATTTGCCGATAAAGAGAGGTTCCCATCAACAAAATCCGTTTCTAAAAAAAAGGGTTCATTGTTAAGAAATGTTTTACCATTTATACTATCATGAAATACGAAGGAAATACGTTCAAGAGAAGTAAATTTATTTTTTAATAATTGCAATAATTCATCTCTGTTCGAATCATAAGAATATATAATAGGAAACGTGGTTTCGTTCGCACTATCGTAAAATATTTGTGATTCTATTACATTTGAATCAATGAGCATGATATTTGAAACGGTATTCGTATCTGTGTTACTGTTATAAACCAAAGGTTGATGCGTTTTTTCACCTAAAATAGAAGGTTCTTCTGATAGGTCTAGGGTTAAATCCGCCATATATATATAAATTATTTTCTTATTCTTATTTTTACACTTATTTTCTTGTTATTCAATACAAATAATATTGTCCTGATTTTTAGATAATATTATTATAAATTTAATGTCTACCACAAGAACCACAACCTGGGCGAATGTTGTGAATACGAGAAATAATAGGTGCGTTCAAAGAAGATGCCCCCGATTTTGTAGCAACAATAGGAGCACTTGCTAAACTAGCACTATTCATTTGTCTATGGGCTTGAGGTATATAATTACCATTTGATAAAACCATATTTATTTTAGCGGGCATTGTTATTATAAATAATATAAATATTAAAATAAATATTAAAACTAATCTTAAAATAAATTTTCTTAAAAGTTTAAAGTAAAAAAGTAAAAAAGTAAAAAAGTAAAAAAGTAAAAAAGTAAAAATATTATAATACGGGTTTTCCTAAAAGTTCATTGGCAGATAAATAACAATCAAGACCAAGTCCCGATTTAAATGATGACCCTCCCGTAACATTCAATAAAGTTGTAGGTGTTGCATCGCAATCGCAAGGAAAGTAATATCGGAGTTCGCTTCTACTAGCCGTTTGCATAGTTCCATTATCGAATTGAATCGTATAAATATTATCATTAATAGAAATTACAATCGCTCTCGAATAATAATCAGTACCAGTCTGAATCGCATAGACATAATCACCAACTTTAAAACTACAATTACCAGATGGGTCCGGTTGCCAAGAAGGATTACTATAAATACGGATATCTTGATTTACCGTTTGCTCTTGCGGGCAATCACAATTAGAAACAATATTTGTTTTAACGGTTTTTCCACCATAAACGGGAAATGCCTGATTGAAGGGAATTGGTCCTCCAAATACAGGCGGAACCACCCCACGTCTTAAAGGACCCTTACCCTTTAAACGATTCAAATATCTGTCATAGGAATTATGTTTAATATCACAACCTACCCCTCCAGGAGTTTGACAACCGGGTCTACTAGAGGTAACCGATGTATGTCTTCTATTGGCGCTAGTATTGTATCCAGTGGGTATACTGGCTCTTTGTACACTGGGAACAGGTCTATCGCTCATTTGATTCCAGCATACACCATAAGTAGCCGCAGTCGGTTTTTTGTAGGCGGTTAAAGGTCCTAAATTTGCCGTATAGAGAGAACCATCTACGCGAACCGTATTTTGAATAAGTTTTAACTTCTGATATTGGTCGGCAGGTGTATTTCCATTTAAATTAGTATCACAATTTCTATTTCTATAATAAAAGGGTTTTAATCCAAAATATTTGCTTTCTACATTATATACTATTGTCGTTTTTTGATCACAATATGACATTATATATATAAAAAGGTATTTTATTATTTATTTTTATTATTTTTATTATTTTTATTATTTATTATTAAAATTGATATTAAATAATACTATAATCTATAATCTATAATCTATTAAACACTCAGTTATAAAAAATTTTAATTAATAAATGAACAAATTAGCGCCAAGCATTCCGAATAAAATAAAACAACCTGCTCAATGCTGCATTTATTGTGGTAAAAGTTATAAGAAAACCACAAATTTAAATAAACACGTTGTCGTTTGCGAACTGCTAGAAAAAAGCAAAAGACGAGCATTAAATGGCGGTTTAAGAATAGAAGAAGATGAAGAAGAGCAATTGCCAAGTCAACGAAAAATGTTTGAAATGTTAATTGAATTAGGTCAAAAATATTCTAGATTAGAAGAAAAGGTGGAAGAGATAAATAAATGGGTCGTGAAAAAGAAGAAGAAAATAAACGTTTTGGAGTGGTTAAACGCAAATATAACGCCAAATATTACGTTTGAAAATATTATCGATAAAATTACTGTAAACGAAAAAGACATTGAAATGTTAGTAAATAATTCATTTTATGACGTTTTAAATGAAATATTTGGAAGAACGATTTATAATTTTAATGAGCATGATAATCCTATATTCGCGTTTATAAATAAGTCAAATATCTTTTATATTTATAATGCCAATAAGGTATGGGATAAAATGCCTACAGAATTATTTATTAAGTTTTTAAATAAAGTTCATATGAAAATTTTCAAAGCGTTTAATGAATGGAAAATATCAAAATTAAATGATACAAAAAATATTACTAGCGATGCGTTTGCGATATCTTGCAATAAAACAATGATAAAAATAATGAGTGTTGAATGTAATAATGAGTCGGTTGTATCTAAGGTTCAAAGTGCCATGTTTTCAAGAATGAAAACGGATATGAAAGCATTGGTGGAGTATGAATTTGAATTTTAAGGCAACCAAAGTATCTCTTCAGGAACGACCAGACCCGAATACATAAATGTAGTTATATATTTATAAGACGCTATCATTATAAAACACATTGGAATTAAAAGGATAAACACAATTAGACCTGGAAACATTTTTTATTTTATTTTAAACTTAATTTTTATGATTTAATATATTCTTTAATTATTAAATAATATATCAAATAAGTTTCATTTTTTTATTTATGACATTCATTTAAATTATTTTAAACCATTATAAAACTGGGTTCAGCTGCTATGCCGCAAATTCCAATGTCGTTTGTGGATGAGGTTCTTTTTATTCTTACGTAACCTTTTTCACCCCAATTTTCACTCCATGAATTACGAACCTTCCAATAATCAACGCCATTTTCAGTTCCGTAACCAACAATTTCAACGGCATGGTCAAGAGTTGTACCACAAGAGGTTGAATCTAAAATACCACTCGAATAAGATTGAAAATAACGAGTGTCTGCTTCAATAGCAATCACTACAGGTTGTTTTGCAACGGCAGATTTTAAAGCAACTTGGTCTTTTGGCGTTACGTCAGAACAACTTGAGAATTTAACGCCAGCAGAAGTGCATTTTTCACAAGGTCCAGCAGTTTTAGTTACGCCAGAAGTATAAGGATAAGATGCTTCAGTGCATTGTCCGTTGTTAATCATATATTTTAATGCTGAATCAGGTTGTCCTCCATTACATCCCAAATTAAAATATCCAACGCCAGTGGCACAATCAACCAAGTACTCTTCGGATAAATCCAATAATTTTCCACTTGAAATAGCCCATACGCTTTCAGCATTAGCAGTTGTAGCAAATGCCCAACAAGAACCACATTGTCCTTGATCTCTAACTGAGTTTACTACGCCTTTTGTAGTCCAATCAATAGAAGCAGGTGAATTATTATCATGTTCAGAGAAAGATTTGCAACCAAAAGATTGAAGAGGTTTATATCCGCTAGCATACATCTCCTTAAATTCATCAGAAGTCAAATCGGTAAATTGATTGATTCCCATAGTGAAGTTTTGGTTAGAATCCAAATTGTGGAGAACAATGGTGCGCATATTTTCACGGAAAATTTCAAAACGCGTCTCTAATTCTTGAAAAGTTTCGTATCTTTTGCTAAATCTCTCTTGGAAATTGGTGAATTGCTTCCACTCATCTCCTTCACCTAGAAAACTAAGTTCGCTACCACGCAAATTTGCTAAGGAAAAAATCCCAAACATAGAAGTAAATAAAAAGAACATGTTGAACATTCTATATATACTTAATATAGAAGAAAGTTTTTATTATGTTTTAAATATATATATTTTTACAGATTGTCCTTTTCTTTTCTTTTTAAAGATAGTCCTTCTTAAATTTATCCGCACTCATAACAGGGACACCCAATTTTACGGCTTCATTAATTTTACCACTTGTTTCATTCGTATCCTTCACTATAAGAGCAAATGTGTTTTTTGAAACGCTTTCACTAACTTTGGCACCTATTTGTTTCAGTGTGTTTTTAAGTTCAGCATCTCTAAATCCCGACATTACAATAGATTTACCGTATAATATATGACTTTGGTCAAAGGATTTTTCTGAAACATTTACGGTTGTAATTTTATTATCCATCCCCGTTTCTTTAATGAATTGAAGAAAGTTTGGAATTCTCTCTACAAATGCTTCAGACGTCTTTACGGCCATTCCTTTTATTTCCGCTATTTTTGCGATCTTTTGCGCATTGGTTTCTCCCGATATTAATACATTCGGATAATTCTCCATAATCAACTCTAATTTCTTTTCATTAAATCCTCGTCCAAATATATTCGTGGCTGACATAATTGTTATCAATGATGCTGATTCAACTTTCTCTCTGATACCATTATATAACTTGGTAGCAGTTTTGTCTTTAAACCCATCAACACTCATAAAATCATTTATCGTCATCTTAATAATTTTTGGAACAGAATCATACCCTGATTTTATAATACGTGCTACATTTCCAGAACTTAATCCATCAACGCCAATTCCTTTAAAGAAACCGGTTATTACCTTCTCTTTTACGGTTTCATCCGATTCAATATCTTCCAACATAATATCTACGTGCGTATTATTCCATTTATAAGGAACAGATGGCATTCTTGGTTGCTCCGCTTGGACGGTTACCTTACGTATATGTGGAATAACATCGCCACTGCGTATTAGTTCAATTACGGCACCAACCCCTATTTTATTATCATTTATAAATGCACCATTAAACCCAGTAGCATATTCAATACGCACGCCACCTAGGTTTATTGGTTCAATTTGAACTCGAGGTTTTAAATAACCGTCCTTACTAGCAGACCAAATAACGTCAACAACTTTGGCTTCGGCGATTTGGTCCGATAAAACCATCTTAAACGCGAATGCGTGCTCTGGATTGCCAGGTTTTCTCTCATAAGTTGCGTCATTTGTTACGATAATTCCGTCAATCTCATATGTATATTTTTCACGTAATTCGATAAGATTTTTAGACAAGAGTTCGTTCGTTAACTTTGTTTCGATTTTATATAAAACCGTTTCAATATCTAGAGTGGATAATAAATCCATTTGCTTCGATGGTATTAAAACGGGTTTTATAACCTCATAAGACACAAAATGTAAATCATTTACACTTTCTCCAATAGTTTTATGATTAATAATACCGGCAACCATATTTCTGGGGTTCGCAAATTTACTTTTATATTTTGTCTCAAATACTAATTTCGGGATAATAAATTCACCTCTTATAACAAGATTTTTGGTTTTAGGTAGACGCAAATGTGGGATAAGATGGCTTATATCTTGACCTACTTTTCCATCGCCTCTTGTATATAATTTCGCAACAGGTCCTTCAGTTGTATATAGACCGCTTACACCATCTAGTTTACATGTTATTACATATGGTCCATGATATTTATTTAACCAATTCGCTAGCGCATCCGTATCCGGTTTAATCTTATCCATAGAACCCATATAATAAGGGAGTTTTACTTTATTCCTCTCTACTTGAGCTCCAATCTCATGTATTGCTTTGTTGTTTGGAAATTTATATTCAATAAATTCTTTAACAATATCGTATTCATTATCTGTAAGGAATGGTTGTTCATTATAATATGCTTTATTTGATTCATGAATAATGGAATTTAATTGCTCCTCCGTTAATTTTTGTAGAACAGAAATACCATGTTGTTTAAAATCGTTTGCTAATAAAATAGGAGAGGCAATTATTACATTTTCTTCAGCATCATCGTCTTCGTCTTCAATAATAAAGGATTTTTTAGGAGTCAATGACTTTTTAGGAGTTAAAGATTTTTTAGGAGTTAATGATTTTTTAAGTTTTTTTTTCGTTGGAGACTTTTTTTGTGTTTTTTTCGTTGGTGATTTTTTTTGCGTTTTTGTATTTTTTTTAGGAATTACAATATTTTCTACATCATTTATGTTTATAATTGCTTCATTTACAACGTTAGTATTTACATCATTTAAAGCATTTGCCGTATTTACATTACTTTTATTTTTTAGTATAATTGCTCTTCCATCTATCCTCTCATTCGGTGGTTTATACTTTAGACCCAAAAAGTCAAATATGTCTTCTTCATTTGTAAAGGTATCTGAGATTTTATCTCCTTTCTTTTTATCACTCATAAAATAAAGACCATGTTCATTCATCGTATAACCTTTCTCCAATGCTATATGTCTCATAACAGTGTTGAAAACTTTGCTGCCAGTGAAGTAAAGAATCGCAAAAGGGAATTCTTCGGGCGTGGTGTACAAGAAATCAACACGACGATAAGCATCAGACGAAGGAATTTTCGCAACAACTAAGCATTTGGTTGGACCTCTAGAGAGGACATATGTAATAACTTTCTCTTTTATTAAAGTGTCAATAAACGTAGTAAACACATTTGCGCTATTAGAGGTAATAATTACGTCAATATCGCCGGAATTTTGAG